TTTTTCCGTAAATTTTATGATCAGGCAAGCGATCTGATGGATTCACCTTCTATAGCTCACCTCGTTTTAATTCTTGCAAAATATCAATATCAATCAGCGTTTGTTGCTGACCATGAAATAAATATAGCAGCTTGTATGACGGAAGTAATGGTGGAGTGTACATTTAAATGAAAAACCTCAGCAGAGAAGAGATAAAGCAACGGATGCAAGAGCTTATGGAACCAATCGACAAGCAAATCTTAATGTGTGATACCGATCATGATATGCTTATGATGGCTTGTGTTATGTTACAGCGAACACAAGAAATATACACCGCTATTCTTGGTGAGAATGGTGCTCGCTTAATGTTTGAGGATTTGTTTTGAGTCCATTTGATTTTGTTAATAGCATTACTGTTAATAAGAAACCTTTAATGACTGGTACGGAAAACGATGAGCTTGCTGAAAGCTCATATGTGCCTTTTGTTGTTAACAAAGCTCTTTCTTATTTTCCCGATACAATACTTTATGCTAGTGAAATGAATCGATATAACAGTATTGATAACAAACTACAATTCTCTTATCTTCTAAATAGCATTCGACCCGCAAAAAGGTTTGCAAAATGGGTAAAACGTGAGAGCTTAGAAGATGTAGAATTGGTGAAACAATTTTATAATTACAACACTGAGAAAGCAGTACAAGTACTTTCTATTCTTACGTCAGACAATTTGCACTACATAAAACAAAAATTAGAACGTGGTGGAAACAATGACAACACTAGAATCCCTGGTAGAGGTGAAGCTAAAGACAGATGAAGATTTTTTGAAAGTACGTGAAACGCTTTCAAGAATTGGTGTTGCTTCAAAAAAAGAAAAAGTACTTTATCAGTCTTGTCATATTCTTCATAAACAAGGAATGTACTACATTGTACATTTTAAAGAATTGTTTGGATTAGATGGTAAACCATCTAATTTTTCTGAAGAAGATATAGCTCGTCGTAATACTATTGCTAACCTGATTGCTGAATGGGGTTTGGTATTACTTGTTGATACAAACAAAACCAAAGAGCCCATTGCAGCAATGTCTCAGATTAAAATTATACCATTTAAGGAAAAAAATGAATGGGAACTAATTACCAAATACAGTATTGGTAGAAAAATTTAATACGTTTTTCCTAATGTTTTTTGTTGTGTGACTTTTGACTTGTCACCAACACCAATAATACAGGCCGTTTTATCGTTAAATTCTATAAACGTCCAAGTACCTGTTTGATTATTAGCAACTACAGCAAGTACAGTCCTTGATGCAGGACTATCACCTACCCATACAAGCACTTCCTCATATTCGTTTGTTTTAAACCAGTCAAAGAGTGTTTTTTTACTTTCACAAACAACAGCTTTTGTTGATTCAACGGGCTCTGCTTGCCCCGTTGATAGAGAGAAGAAAGCCAGGAGTATAACAAAAAATCTTTTCATCATATCCATAGCCAAACAGCTTGTGACATTGTTAATGCGCCTACCATACCCACAAACCCACTTGCCCAAAATAATGGCATACTAACAGCTAAGATACTTGCCGTTAACAGCACAATAGCAATTTGAAATAAGCTACCAGCATATGTGTACCATGGGCTGCGTTGTTTTGCAACGGCACGATCATTTTCAAGACCTTTTGCTTTTGCCATCAACTCTTTTTTACCTTCACCAGTAGATGGATCAGATTCATACCGATCAATTTTTGCTTTTAATGCAGCTGCTTTCTTTGTTTCGTTTGCAGAGACTGCATCCTCATATTTCATCTCTGTAAGAGTTTGTTTAATTGATTTCGCTTGGTAAAAAGCCCATGTATTGTTTGCTTCAATTGTGTTGTTCAACACTTTGCTACTATTACCACCACCCATTAGCGTGTTAATAGCAAGTAAAGCAGCTAGAACAGTGATTACCCACCCAGCTTTATCTTTTATATGCGCTTCACGTTCTGATCTTGATTCTTTTTTTACTTCCGTCATTATAACTCCTTTTACAAATACAATATTTATCTAACAATTAAAAATTGCCACGTAAGTGCACCTATTGGAACAATTACCGCTATACCAGCAATAAACAACAACGTGTTCATTACTAATTCACCTATGGCTTCTCTTTCTCGTTGTGCTTTTTCTTCAATCAGTCTTTCTTGTTCTGCCCGTTCTTTGGACAATCTAGTACGTTCTGCAATCATTTCATAATATACATCGTCGTTACCACTCCATATCAACATGTCTTTTAGATAACGTTCGTCCTCACGCAATTTCTTTGATGCCCACGCTATTTCTAGTGCTTCACTAGCAATCTGGCTATCACTTTTCTTTATACTTTCTATTTTCTTTCTGGTACTAGCAACGTGTACCTGATCCGCCATACTGTAAAATTTACTAACCTCACCTATTAAATTATTAATATCTTTACCCATAGCAATTGCACCTTTAATGCCTGCTATTGTAGCTTGCGCACCTGCGTATATAGTTAGTGGATCCATTATCTTTTCTCAGGCCAATATGGAACAAAAGTCCATTTGCAAACTTTTCCATTCTCTACAAATTCATTGGCTCCGTACGTTTTTTTACCTTCCTTGCAGACCTTTTCAAGCTTTTGCCAGTGTTTATAATTCTGCGGTGGTAAAGTTAATTGTTCGCTTGTTGATGGCACGTTTACTAGTATAATAATACAAAGTAGTACAACTGTTAGCTTTATTATTCTCATTTTTGTGACAAATTGTTGGTTTATATCACAAAAACATGCTATTGAGAGCTATTTATAACCGTTGACATCTGTTTAAACTTGATGTATAATGACCAAATGATTACACACACAGAAATTAAAGATGGTTATGCTTTTTTTGACCACAATCAAAAAATAGCAGAAGGTGTATTTGACGATAATCAATTCCACTTGTTATATGGTGAACAATTGCTTGCTTTCAATAACGCTATGCAAGCAATGGTACATCTTCGTTCTATTTATGAACCTAAAGAAGTTTCTCCTAAAACGCTTGAACTGTTTACCAAACCAGCTCGTTTGATAGACAATATGTCACGTTGGAAAAACAATCCAGCTCTTATTGATATGCCTAAGGAAGTATTCTATGCCAATTTACCTCGTTGATACCATTAGCACATTTCGTCTTCGTTATGCTGTTGAGGCTAAAAGCCTTGAGGATGCATATGATGAAATTGTAATGAATGAAGCTAACCACAAATTTGATGATCTTACTCAAAAGCATTTGGGTGAGCAAATTGTTGATGGTCGTGAAGTCACACTAGACGAGTTTAATAATTACGTTGTTGGACTTAAAGATGATATGGATGAAATGTCCTCACACTGGATGGGTGAGAAGATGATTCATAAAATTAATTATAATGAATAATATAATGAGTAATTGGGACAATCGTTTCTTTGAGTTAGCTAATCATGTAGCTAGTTGGTCAAAGGATCCGTCCACCAAGGTCGGTGCTGTTATTGTCAATGATAATAGACAAGTGCTTGGCCTTGGTTATAATGGTTTTCCACGTGGTGTTGAAGATCACGAACATCGTTATGAAGACAGAGCAATCAAGCTGTTGTTTGTTGCTCACGCAGAACGTAATGCATTAGACAATGCTGCTGATGTAAAAGGAGCTACTCTTTACAGCACGTTGTATCCATGTACGGATTGTGCAAAGGGCATTATCCAACGTGGTATTAAACGTGTAGTGACAAGAGAGCCTTCTCCAGCCCAGCATCAAAGATTTAATTGTGATATTTCCGCAATAATGTTTGAAGAAGCTGGTGTTGAATTACTATTTGTTTAATAGGAATTTTCAATCAAGTTTTTAAGTTTGATATAATATATAATTATGTGTCGTTAACAAAAGAGGATATTATGTCTGTTACAATTAAAAATCTTGAAGCTGCTTTGGCTGGTGAAAGTCAAGCACATATCAAGTATCGCTACTTTGCAAAAATAGCACGTGCTGAAGGTCATGAAGACGTTGCTAAACACTTTGAACACACTGCTGATCAGGAATTGATGCATGCATGGGGTCATCTTGACTTGTTAATTGGTAAACCTTCTACAAAGGAGTGTTTGGAAAAAGCAATCGAAGGTGAAACATATGAATTCACACAGATGTATCCAAAAATGCAAGCTGAAGCGCTTGTAGAGGGTGCTAAAAAAGAAGCAGATGAAATTTGCGGTCAGATTGAAGAATCAAAAGAACATGCTGAACAATTCAAAGCAATACTTGCCAAAGCACAGCAACGTTTTAATGCTTTGAAAAAAGTTGAAAAGCGTCATGCCATGGCTTATGAGCAAAAATTAGGAGAGCTACAATGAGTAAAGAACACGTGTGTATTATTTGTGGCCATGTCCATGATGAGGTAACAGAAGGTAAATGGGACAGTATTCCAGATAATTTTTCATGTCCCGAGTGTGGTTGCGGCAAAGAAGAATACGTCATCGTCGTGGAGTAATATAAATAGAATAGCAGGAATCGGTGAGGCCTGTATAATCCAGACGCCGGCCTACGCCTTCGGGGTAGGCTTTGTTTAAACTCGCTTATTAGGAGAAACTATATGTTTTATTCAAACATGGCTATTGATTCCATTCAAAACGCCAAAATTAACTTCCTCAAACAAACAGTTAAGGAAGAATCCCTTCTTAAACCTTTAGTTGATTTTGTTGAGGCACAGCGTGTCTTTACAAAACAAATTGCTAAGTCTGTAAATGACGTAATGACTGTTACTACAGAAACTTTTGCAAATACAATTTCTGGTATTACAAAAAAGGGAGCTTAATATGACACACCTATCTGTATTCAATCCTGGCTTTAAGGATTTTGATAAATTTTTCGTTGGGTTTGACGATCAGTTTAACAAAATGGCAAAAATTCATGATGACCTAACAAAAAACATTCCCAACTATCCCCCATACAACATTAAAAAAACAGGTGATACCACATACGTGATTGAGCTTGCTGTTGCTGGTTTTGCTAAACAAGATATTGAAATTGAAATGGCAGATGGTAAAATGTTGATCAAGGGTAACACGCAGAACGATGAAACAGGAGACAACTTCTTGTTCAAAGGTATTGCTGCACGTAACTTTACTCGTACTTTTGCACTTGACGATCAAATTGAAATTCAAGATGCTGAGTTGATGAACGGTATGCTTAAAGTGTTTTTGGAACGTATCATTCCTGAACACAAAAAACCAAAGAAAATTGAAGTTAAAGATTCAGGTACAGTAAAATCTAAAAGTAGCAAAAAAGAATTGCTAGTTGAGGACTCACAGTAACGTGATCTGTAATATCACAACAGCCGGCTTCGTGCCGGCTTTTATTTTCTTTAAAACTCATATGGGTAGAAACATGCATAACGTAAAAACATTAGTAAAATTTAGTGACTTTATATCTAACATTCGTTCTTTCAGCGCATGGTTGGATGATATGTATGAAGCAAGCTATAGAAAAGAAATTAATGACTATCTTGCAACATCTGTTGATGTTTTTGATCTTGAACGCAAGATGCAAAATCTACACCGTCGTGGGATAGTGTAACAGTTGCTTTTGATAATATTTTGATATATAATGTCTCATTACGAGGCATTACACAATATGAAATTTTATACAAATATAGCACGTCAGCATAACATGCTATATGTTCGGGGTTACGAGAACGGTAAACGGTTTCAGGATCAAATCGAATACCAACCATACGTATTTGTTAACACACCTGTTGAATCAGACTTCAAGAGTCTTGAGGGTGTTAATGTAAAAAAATTCTATCCTGGTACTATGAGGGATACGAATGATTTTATTGAAAAGTACAAGAACGTCAAAGGCCATAGTGTGTTTGGTATCCAGTCGTTTGAATACCAATACATTAACGATAATTTCCCTGGTGAGATTGAGTACGATCCAGATTTGATTTCTGTTGTTACGCTTGATATAGAGACCGACTCAGAAGGTGGCTTTCCTAACATCAAGACAGCTAACAAAGCATTGACTGCTATCACGCTTCGAAAGAATCAGCGTGCTATTACGTTTGGGATGCATCCATACACACCTGAACTCGATTACGTAACATATGTGCAGTGTAACGATGAGCGTGATATGCTTATGCGTTTTATTGACGTGTGGCGTAGTCCTGATTGGTTGCCAGATGTCCTTACTGGTTGGAACGTCGAGTTCTTTGACATCCAATATCTAATCAATCGAATCATACGTTTGTTTGATGAGAAGACTGCTAAGCGTTTGTCACCTTGGGAGCGTTGGGAAAAGAAACGTGATCCCAATGCAAAGACAGAAGAGACTGAATATTTAAGCAGCCCTCTTGGTATTACTGTGCTTGACTACATGCAGTTATACAAGAAGTTCTCATTCCAAAACCAAGAGAGCTTTAAGTTGGATCACATTGCTTTTGTTGAGCTTGGTGAACGCAAACTTGACTTTTCTTCACTTGGTTTTGAAACACTTGATGAATTCTACAAAGGTGATTTTAGAAACTACATTAACTACAACATCCGTGACGTGGACTTGGTATATCAGCTTGATCAAAAGATGAAACTGATTGAACAAGTATATGCTATTGCTTTTGACGGTAAAGTTAACTTTATTGACAGTCTAACGACAGTAGGTATGTGGGATATCATTATCCATAACTATCTGCTGTCCAAAGGAATTGTTGTACACTTGAAAGAGCGTGGTGATAAGCCTCGTCAGATCGAGGGTGCATATGTTAAGGATCCCCAGTGTGGGTTGCATAAGTGGGTTGCATCGTTTGACTTAAACAGTCTTTATCCTCACTTAATGATGCAGTACAACATCTCACCAGAGACGTTACGTGGTCAGATGTTAGAGTATGATCTTGCTGTTACAAAAAACAGTGTTGATATGTTCCTTGATGGTGACATTGATCGTGTTCGTTCAGAAGAAGAACGTAAACAAATACATGAGAATATAAAGACGGAGGTGTATGGTTTTATTGATCCCGAAGAGATTAAAAAGATTGAAATGAATACAGAGTACTGTCTTAAATTTGAGACAGTGCGTGAGTTGCTCAATAAGCATGACCTAACGATAACGCCAACCGGCTGTATGTTTGATAAGTCTTATCGTGGTTTCCTTCCTACGCTAATGGAGACGATGTATAACGACCGTGTTGTTTGGAAGAAAAGGATGATTGCTGCTAAGCAGGATTACGAAAAGACACCAACAAAGGCTCTACATAATGAGATTGCACGTTGTCATAACATGCAGCTTGCTAAGAAGATTCAAATGAACTCTGTTTATGGTGCAATCTCTAATCAATACTTCCGTTGGTTTGATAATAGGCTTGCTGAATCTATTACCAAGTCTGGTCAGCTTTCTATTCGTTGGATGGAGCGCAAGATCAATGCGTATTTTAATAAACTGTTAAAGACTACTGACCATGACTATGTGATTGCAATTGATACTGATTCTATGTACATCAAGCTCGATGGTCTCGTTGAAAAGGTATATGGGCCAGCTGTTGATACAATGTCGCAAGAACAGATTGTTGATTTCCTAGATAAGACGTGTAAGAACATCATCGAGCCCTTCATTGATAAGGGTTATGAGGAGCTTGCTGTCTATGCAAACGCTTACGAACAAAAGATGAAGATGAAACGTGAGGCAATTGCTAACAAAGGTATCTGGACTGGTAAGAAGCATTACATTCTCAATGTGTGGGACCTTGAAGGTGTTAGGTATGAAAAACCAAAGTTAAAAATGCAAGGGATTGAGGCTGTTCGTTCTTCAACACCAGCAGCATGTCGTGATAACATTAAGGGCGCATTGTCTGTTATTATGAATGAGAACGAAAAAGCTTTACAAGATTACATTAAGAAGTTTCGTCAAGAGTTTAAGACATTGCCTTTTGAGGATGTTGCTTTTCCAAGAAGTGTCCGTGGATTACAAAAAGGTGATGTTCGTGATAAATCTGGTAACCTGGTACAAAAATCCTACAATACAGGTTCATTGAATTTTGAGAAAGGTACACCAATTCATGTGAAGGGTGCTTTGATATATAATCACTTGATTAAGATGAAAAAACTTGAGTCTAAATATCTTTTTATTGGTGATGGTGAAAAAATTAAGTTTTGTTATTTGCTTGACTCCTCCCCTTTGCCTACTAACGTGATAGCTGCACCCAATAAGCTACCGAAGGAATTGAACATGGAGAGGTATCTTGATTACACAACACAGTTTGACAAATCGTTTGTTGAGCCTCTACGTACAATCCTTGATGCAATTGGTTGGAAAGAGGGTGATGATCAAGTGACGCTCGATTCATTTTTCTAAGGACAAACATGCAAGAACTCGACCACGACTTTGGGTTTACAATCATTGACCAATTGGATTTAACAGCTGGCCAGGACGCGTTGACAACTCAACTACAGGAGTTGTATAATGCAATTATACCTTTGCTTAAAAACTTAAAGGCTAACCCTGATAAAGATACAATTGTATGGCCCAACAGGGCTATAAAAATTGATGAATTTAAAACCAAAATTGATAAAATTGTTGGTGATACCATTACAAGGAAAAAAATATGAGAATACTAACCGACTTTCCAATTGCATATGAAAGTTACGATCACATTGAACCAAAAGGAACAATGGTGGATAACACTCACCACAAGCCTTTTGTGGAAAGAGTAAATGAGATTGCTAATGGTAATAAAATTAAATTTGCTGACTTGGGATGCTCTGGTGGCGGTCTTGTAAAGGATTTTGTTGATGATGGTCACGATGCAATTGGTATTGAAGGTAGCGATTACTCACAGAGAAATAAAAGAGCTGAATGGGCAACAATACCTGACAATCTTTTCACAGCTGACATAACAAAACCGTTCTTTATTACAGATGAAAATAACGGTACAGGAATATGTGAGATTATCACTGCATGGGACGTACTTGAACACATCCATGAAAACGACCTTGGCGTGTTAATTACAAATATTAGAAACAACTTAAAGACAAATGGTCTGTTTGTTGCAAGTGTTGCCCTTTTTGAAGATTTCCCGCACCACGTTACCCTCAAAGAAAAAGACTGGTGGATTAATTTATTTAAAAAATATAAAATGTTAGATGCTGGTCCAGGTTTCTTTGGAATGGAGCATATGGTTAGAGAGTCATCTTTTTATCTTGTTTTAAAAAAGGTTTAATATGAGAGATTTTGAAACCCATCCTCGGGGGACGGGCGCAGAGCTTACAGCATGTCGTGAGTTAGCACGTGTGATTGAACAACTAACACACCAATATGGAAACAGGATCCTTCCTGTTGATGTTATGCAAGCATATAACAAATTAAAAGATGTGTATGAAAGACAATTAGAAATGGAGAAAGTGTAATGAGTGATTTCTTAAGAATGATGTTAAAGGAATTGAAGGATGAAGATACTTCTATGGCCGATGACGGCATTGGTAGCGCTGAGTTTGGGGGTTTTATTGATACTGGCAGCTACGCTCTCAATGCTGTTCTCTCAGGTAGCATCTATGGCGGCGTACCTGATAATAAAGTTACTGCTTTTGCAGGAGAGTCCGCTACTGGTAAAACTTTTTTCGTTCTTGGGATCGTCAGATCCTTCCTTGCAAAAAACCCAACCGGAGGAGTAGTTTACTACGACACCGAAGCAGCAATCACTAAGACAATGATGGCAGATCGCGGTATTGATACGTCACGGGTAATTATTGCTGAGCCAGACACAATTCAAAAGTTTAAAACACACGCACTGAAGATGTGTGAAGCATATGAGAAGCAGCCTGTAGACAAACGTCCACCAATGATGTTTGTTCTCGATAGTCTTGGTATGCTTTCTACTTCCAAGGAGATGGAGGACAGCCTGGAAGGTAAAGACACAAGAGACATGACAAAATCACAAATTATTAAAGCAGCATTTCGAGTGCTGACTTTGAAGCTTGCAAAGGTTAAGATACCTTTGTTAGTTACCAATCACGTTTATGAGCTAGTCGGATCATACGTGCCTACAAAGGAGATAAGTGGTGGTTCAGGTCTCAAATACGCAGCTAGCACGATTGCTATGCTCTCCAAACGGAAAGACAAAGATGGTACCGAAGTTATTGGAAACATCGTTAAAGTCAAAATGCACAAGTCAAGACTATCCAAAGAAAATAGTCAAATCGAAGTGCTACTTAGTTATGCGACAGGTCTTGACAGATACTACGGTCTCCTAGAGCTTGCTGAAAAATACCAAGTGTTTAAAAAGGTATCTACAAGGTATGAGCTACCTAATGGTAAGACTGCTTTTGGTAAAAACATAAACGAAAATCCTGAGCAATACTATACAGAAGATGTGTTGTCGCTAATTGAGGTAGCAGCGCAAAAAGAATTTAAATATGGAGTAAATGATGAGTAATGAAGTAGCAACAACGGAACTACCAGAAATGCAGCCAAACGTAATTAATTACGAGCCCATATTTCCCATATTAACTGCTGGTGTTCTTCTTGATCTACCTATTGAAGAGATGGTAAATGGTATACTTAAAAAAGCAGTAGATATAAAAAACCACACTAGCGGGTATACAACATATTTTAATAGGGAAAATATTGATAATATTGAGGGTGTTTCCCTATTAAAAGAAGCAATATATGGTATAAGCTGTTCTTTTGGTCGTGAACTTAAATACGAACTCGATTACGAGAGGTGTGCACTTCATCTATGGGCAAATGTCATGCGCAAAGGCGATTATCATGAAATGCATAACCACCCTAGATCTATCTTTTCTGGCACCTTCTATGCACGTATCGATGATACAATGAGCCCTCTTGTAATTAAAAATCCTAGCATTTCAAACAGGATGCATGAACCTGTAGTTGTTCGGCCCGAAGATAATACACCTTTCAACGCTTCATTAATAGTTATTAAACCAAAAGTCAATAACCTACACATCTGGCCATCGTGGTTAGAACACAAGGTTCCGGAAATGGAAGTTGGTGGTCCACGTGTTTCTTTTTCTTTTAGTGTAGATTTTTTGCAGCCAGGAGCATAGATGGTTGAGGATTTAGTCCTTTCAAGTCTGTTATTTAACGAAGGATATGGCCGTAAGGTCATTCCTTTTTTACGGGCTGAATACTTTCATAATAAGATCGACCGTGTTATTTTCAACACAGTTGATGATTATGTCAAACAATACAATTCATTTCCATCCCTGACAGCACTGGCTGTTGATGTGCAAAATACTAAAGGTCTATCTGAAGATGAGTTCAAACTAGTTAAAGAAAAATTGGAAGGATATAGTGACCAACCGGGCGAGTTGCAATGGCTTGTTGATCAGACAGAAAAGTTCTGTAAAGACAAAGCAATTTACAATGCTATATCCGAATCGATTAAAACTATTGATGATAAGTCAGGCAAGACATCACAAGGTGGAATACCAGCTTTGCTAGAATCGGCGCTGGCTGTTTCTTTTGATACACATATTGGCCACGACTTTATTGAGAATGCAGATGAGCGGTATGATTTTTACCACAGGAAAGAAGAACGGATTCCATTTGATTTAACATACCTAAACAAGATTACAAAAGACGGACTACCAAGAAAGACACTTAATGTTATCTTAGCTGGTACTGGTGTTGGTAAATCTCTTGCTATGTGCCATTTTGCTGCACATCACCTCACAATTGGTAAAAATGTTCTTTATATTACCATGGAGATGGCAGAGGAGCGGATTGCGGAACGTATTGATGCCAACCTTCTCAACACACCATTGGATCAAATTGAGCTACTGCCGCGTGATGTATATCAAAAGAGAATTGAAAAGTTAAAAGAAAAGACGCTTGGTAAACTAATTATTAAAGAGTACCCAACATCGTCTGCAGGCTCTTCAAACTTTAGACATTTGCTTAACGAGCTGCGTTTGAAGAAGAGGTTTGTACCTGATATCATCTACATTGACTATCTGAACATATGTGCATCTAGTAGGTTGAAGCAAGGCGCTAATGTTAATTCATATACTTACATTAAATCGATTGCAGAAGAGCTTCGTGGCCTTGCTGTTGAGTTTAACGTACCTATTGTTTCTGCTACACAAACAACGCGTTCTGGTTTTACCAATAGCGATGTTGGTTTGGAGGACACATCGGAGTCGTTTGGCTTACCGGCAACCGTTGACTTTATGATTGCAATGGTATCAACAGATGAGCTACAACAGCTAAATCAAATTATGTTTAAACAGCTAAAGAACAGGTATGCTGATCTAAATAGGATGAAGAGGTTTGTTATTGGTGTTGATAAATCTAAGATGAAGCTGTATGATGTAGAGCAGTCGGCGCAGACGGATATTGTAGACGATACACCGCTTTACGATAAATCGACAAACAACAAATTTACAAAAGATACGTTTAAAGGGTTTAGTTAATGTTTCTTATAAAACTATTAATTTGGATGCTTGTTTATCCCCTAATGTTTGCTAGTTTTTTAATGGGAAGTATGTTTGGTTGGATGGTGTTTCTTTTCAATTCCCCTGTTGATATTTGGAATATAATTAGCAGTGGCGTTGATGAGGCAACAACACAATGAACATAAAGGTAACTGGATGCAAAGATAATGCGTTGAAACGACACCTGTACAAAGCTGTTCGTTTTTACGGTAACATATTAATGTCTCCACAAATGTTACCACACATAGATATTGAAATTGTTATGAGGACAACAATAACCGATCTTGGTAGCTGTGAGGTAACATTCTACAACGATTGGTATAAAGCAAGGCAATTTGAAATCATTTTGCGCAGGCACCGTAGCTTTAAAACAACTTTGACAACATTAGCACATGAAATGATTCATGTTAAACAATTTGCGAAAGGTGAATTAAACGTAATGCAGACTAAATGGCATAAACAACCTGTAGACTCTAACGTCGTTCCCTACGAAGAATTACCATGGGAAGAGGAAGCAAGATTAATGGAAAAATTTCTATATGATGCCTACATTGATTCAACAAAAAAATATTGATATACAGTGGAAAGGGAAGATAGGATATGGTGATGTTGTTTCCCCCATCTGTTATGCTCACAACGTATCGTTTAAACTGCAAACATCTGTTAACTTAACGTTTCGTTGGGCACAGGGGCCACACCAAACAATAGAGCAATCCGATCCTGAGCCTTTATGGGTAAGAGCAGACTTCATTAACAAATTGTGCAGAAAACAAGGCACTAATGTTAACGTAATACATAGTTTCAATCACCCTCTCGATATTAATCATACCAATTATGATTGGGATGTTGTTAGTCGTGATGTTTATCATAACTATTGGATGCCCGTAAAGACCCATAAAACAGAACACAACACAATAGTAGTTAATAGTACGTTGCGCAATGCAATGACGCTTAAACAATATGGTAAAGGATGGAAAGATCCGCTTGAAGGATTGTGGGGCGAAGTAATAGAACAGTTATCAAAAACATATATTGTTCGTGTTGTTGATTATAGCACACCTATAAAAAAACTAATAGAATTATTGCAATCATCTCGTGGTTTTATTGGATACCATGGAGCAGCAGCGTGGCCTGCAAAGTTTATGCATACACCATCTATTTTGTTTGCTAATGGTGGTAAGTTGACACAAAATGGTTTTCCATACGCTCATATTGAAAAAACAAAATATGCGCTAAATTCTGTATTACAAAATCCCGAAGAGTATTTTGCACGTAGTGAGAATAGCATAGAGATATTTACAGAAATGTATCCAGAGTACGTACCAAATCAAAACTTCCAAGAACATTTACAATATGACATTTAATGTATATGTTGGATATGATGCTAGAGAAGATATAGCAGCTCAGGTTTGTAAGTACTCAATACTAACGAGGACAGATCAGCTTTGTCCTCCCAATGTATTCTTCTTACGTAGTGAAGACTATCCAGAATTTACTCGTCCTAAAGAGTCAACTCAATCGACAGACTTTACATATACAAGATTTCTGATCCCCTATATTGAAAGATATGGTCTGGGGTGTAACTATTCTGTGTTCTGTGATTGTGACTTCCTATTCCAAGCAAACATAATGGATCTTATATATTCTGTTGACCCAAAGCACGCCATTAGCGTTGTTAAACATCCACCATATGTACCACATACCAGGTTAAAAATGGATGGAGTAGAACAACACACGATGAGAAGAAAGAATTGGGCCAGTCTAATTGTGTTTAATAATAAACACCCATCTAATAAAAATTTAACGTTAAATTACATTAACAACGTTACCCCAGGTAACCGCTTACATCAGCTCGACTGGTTGAGAGATAATGAGGTTGGTTCACTTCCTTTAGAGTGGAATGTATTAGATGATTACTATTTGTTAGAAAATCCTAAAGCAATCCATTATACGGATGGTGGTCCTTGGTTTAAAAATTATGAATATCAACAAACAATGTACTCTGATAGATGGAGAAAAGAATTAGATGAATTTACAAACATTAAAAGAAAGCAATGAAGTATATCGTCAAACACATGAAATACATCCTGAATATTTCATGGGATACTCTATTGTAGAACATATTTCTAATATAGGCAATTTAATTGAAAAATCCAATATACAGACAGCTATTGATTATGGGTGCGGTAAAGCTCTTGCTTGGAAACGATATAATTTAGAGTCGTTGTGGAAACTACAAGAAGTATGTTTGTATGACCCAGGCGTTAATGGTTACAGTGTTAAACCAACCAGCGCCCGCGATCTTGTAATATGTACGGATGTAATGGAGCATATACCCGAACATTTGATTGATGGTGTGCTAGTAGATATATGTTCATTAGCCAACAAAGCTGTATTTCTTAGCATATCAACCCGTCTTGCAACAAAGATGCTAATTGATGGTTCAAATGCTCATGCAACTGTCAAACCTCGACAATGGTGGCAACAAAAAATTAACCGACTTGATAAATTGGTTATTACACATTACGGAAACTGAGCGCTTGGGAGAATATGTGATATCTGTTAACATAACGTATTACAATGAACCACATTTGCTGGCGTGGTGGTATGATACTTTTAGGACATTTTATGAGCAGGGTGTGGATGTTGAATTAAACATAGCTGATGATGGTTCGTTAAGACAACCAGCAAAATCTTTTTTTGATAAAAAAGTACCAATGCCTAATATGCGTTTGTTCCGTGTATTGAAAGATATAGGATTTAACTCTCACGGTGCCCGTAACCTTCTTATGAAGCAAACTCGTACGGAGTGGAATATGCTTTCTGATATTGATAGGAAATATCCTGAAAGCACTTTTGCTAACATTATCAAAAAAGAATTGAATAACGAACTTAAAAGGGGAACATACTATCCTTTTTGTAATATAAAAAAAAGCAACGATGTATCCATTAATGAATATGTTGTTTCAAAAGCAGATTTTTGGAGAATGGGTGGATATGATGAGGAGTTTGTTAATATTCATTGGGGGGATAGGTTATTTCTTGAAGGTCTTTCGCGAATTAATCAAAGATGTATTACACCCGAATGGAAAGTTAAATATGTGCGAGGTGCAAGGGACGTATCATATTCAGCAGAGGTTACAACAACACAATATCCTGATGATAATACATTAATATGTCCTATTAATGACTGGACAATAGAAGAAAAACGCAAAGCTCTAATAAAAATGGTTAGAGAACGTAACAAGAATCCCGAAGCACGAAGGGTCAAAAAGGTCATAAACTTTGAGTGGGAGCAAGTTTTTTAGTTGACTTTTGCACGTTTTTATGGTATAATGGACCTTTAATTAGGAGAAACTATGTCCAATCAACGTATTGCTAAGATGAAACCCGCTTCGTTTGTTAACCACGACGATCCATCTATTCGCATTTCCACACTGATTAAGTTTATGGAAACTGCTCAAAAAGCTTTGGAAGATAGGAAACTGGAAGATGAAGCATTCCGCTTTGAATGTCTAGCACAGTACCTGCGCGAAGATTATAAGCTAGGTACACCTCTTGTCTTTAGTGGGATGGCAATTGGAATGTGATAAATAGTCCAGAACAACAATGGACAAAGGTAATATGATCTCATTCCAAACTTTTTTAGCAGAAGCTACAAACAACAGATTACAGCAAGACAAGCTCAAACATTTGGAGCATCCTGAGGACCATCCTTTACATGCAGGCGCGGAAGGATATCAGCACGCTGTTAAGACTTTGCATGCTACAAACCAAGCAATGCAAGGTAAGCCAAGCAATGCACATATTACATCAAAGTGGGACGGCTCTCCTTCCATCGTGTTTGGCCACCATCCAACAACGGGTAAGTTTTTTGTTGCATCGAAGTCCGCTTTTAATAAAGATCCAAAGTTAAACTACACAAACGAAGACATTGAAAATAACCACGGACATGCTCCTGGTCTAGTTGAGAAACTAAAGCATTCCCTACAACACTTGCCAAAAGTTGCGCCAGGAAAGGGTGTCTACCAAGGTGACTTAATGTATTCTGGTAAAGATAAATCAAGCAAAGGCGATGAGACACACTTCAAACCAAACACGATTACATATGGTGTAAAGAAGGGTTCGCCAGAAGGACGTAAAGTTGCTGCTTCTAAACTTGGTGTTGTTGTTCATACACAATATAAAGGTAAAGACCTTGAATCAATGAAGGCCAGTTTCAAGCCCGATACAAACAACTTCAAAGAACACTCTGATGTAAACGTAATATCACATGATGTAGATGCAGCAAAGAGCCACCACACACCACAGGATCAAAAGGAGTTTGAGAGCCACATGGCTGAGGCTGAAAAAGCACATCAAGAACTTGTGAAGAAAAAGGGATACGCTGCTCTTGAGCGTCATGGTGAGGCAATGAAGACTCACATCAATGCTAAGATTAGAACAGGTGAATCTCCTTCATATGAAGGATACAAACAACATCAAACAGATAGAGCAAACAAAGATATTGAAAAGCTAAAATCAGAAAAAGGTAAATCTGCCCGCGAAACAGCACATAAGCTAGCAATGAAGCAAATGGAGCAAGACAAGCCACATATCGAAAATGCTTTCAAACTACATCAACACCTGCAAGCGGCAAAGAACGTTCTTGCACGTGGTCTGAGTGCTGCACAAAGTGATTACTCAACATACTTGCCAGATGAGAATGGACAGCTTAAGAAGTCTGCTGGTGAAGGCCATGTTGTTACTATTAACGGCATGCCATCAAAAATTGTTAATCGTCAAGAGTTTGCAAGAGCTAACTTCAATCAGGGTGCACAACAAGCTAAGAAAAAAGAAGCAATAAAAGAAGCGGTTGAAGAGAAGCATCATACCCTTGCTTTTGGTCGCATGAACCCAATTACTTCTGGTCATGAAGCAGTTGTTAAAAAGATACATGAGGTATCAAAAGAGCATGGTGGCGAACATACGCTCGTTGTATCACATTCGCACGATGCTAAAAAGAATCCATTGACTGCTGAACAAAAAGTCAAACACGCCAAGCGTGCGTTCCCAGGTACAAATGTAAAAGCAGCAAGTAGCGAGCACCCAACTATTCTTCATCACGCTGCTGAACTGCATAAACAGGGAGTAACACACTTGCATGTGGTTGCTGGTTCTGATCGCCAAAAGGAAATGCATGATTTATTGCATAAGTATAATGATAAGAAGTCAGCACATGGACACTACAACTTCAAAAAGATTACCGTCCACTCCTCAGGTGAACGTGATCCTGATGCAGAGGGCACAACGGGTATGTCTGCAAGCAAAATGAGAGCACATGCAGCTGCTGGTAACAAAGAAGAATTCCACAAAGGTGCACCATCTAAGATGAGTCCTGCACATAAAACAGCAATGTATAACGATGTACGTAAAGGCATGGGCGCCAAGTGAATGAAAATGACTTCCTAAAAAACTTTGCTAAAGTCTTAGGCGCTGAAACCAAATTTGAAGAGCTCGAGGAAAAGCGTTTAAAAGAGAAGCGAATGTTGGAGGGCCTCAGTGCTCGTTTTGGTGTTGACCTAACAGAAGAGACTGTGAAGCCTGTTCCTGTTACGTTGCTCCAACAACCTCCTGTCCTTACGATAGTCGAGGAAAAGGTTGAGGAAGTACCAGAAGCAATTGAAGAGAATGTAATTCCGATCATGCCTCAGCTTCCTGTTGCCACAATGGTAACAAAGTCAGTTGAGATGATTGCTAAAGCTGCTCCTGCCGATGTACAAAAGACGGTCGATTCTATATCCAGATCATTACGTCAGGAAATTGATTCACTTAAGAAGTCCGTAACTGATCTTCACCGATTTGCGCGCAATACATCCCAAATGGGTGGCGGTGGTGAAGTGAATTTGCGTTATCTCGATGATGTTGCAAGAAACACGATGACACCTAGTAACGATAACTGGGTTTTTGAGTATAATGCTACAACAAAAAAAGCACAATTTACAGAAAATATTGGTCCTTTAAAGACAATCTACTTAAACACATCTGGTCCCGATATTACACGTTTGCCAGGGATGTTGTCATGGAATGTTGCAGAGGATTGCATGGACATTACCCAAGGGGATGGTTCCACATTGCAAACGGGGATGGAGCAGTATATTCGTGTAAAAAATGCAACGGGTGCAACTTTAGACAATGGA